CGTAGAGGGAACCGACAAGGCCGGTGACCACGGTGTCGCTGGCGGACATATCCCAGCCGGTCGTGTCGGCGGGATCGCCGCACAATCTGGCGCTGGTGGACGAACCGCTGGTGCGGAGGACCGTGATGTCCGTCGGGACGCCGCCAGGGGTCTGGAAGAGCAGCCCCGTCGTGCCCGCTGGCACGGTGATCGTTCCGTGGTAGAACACGAGCTCTCCTAAGGTCAACGTCCGATCATGCAGATCGACACGTTCGGGAAGGCCGGGTTGGTGCCGCCGAGTGTCCAGGTGATGCGCGCCTTGGCGGGCAGCACGAACGCTGCGGTGTTGGGCATGTGCAGGCCGAGCGATCCGGAGGTCAGATTCGGGGCAGCGGTGAGGACGAGCGGACTGAAGAGCAAGTTCGCGAACCAGTTCCCTACCGCGTCCTGGCCGTCGATGTTGACCGTCAGGGTCGGGCTGGTGCCGGTCGACGTTCCCGCCGCGTAGATGGTCAGCCACACGTCGGTGACCTCGGTCAGATTGATCACCTGGGAGTTCCCGGACGTCGTGAGCGTGGTGCTCTGCCCGGAACTCGCCAGGGTGAACAGGGTTCGTGCGACGGGCAGGTACTGGCTCACGAGCCACCTCCTGTTAGGTATGGCTGGTATGAGCTGGGGTTGAGCGGCTCGGCGGCTGCCACGGCACACCGGCAGAAGGGGTGACTCGGGATCGGCACCTGCTCGTTCGCCGAGTGCGGGTTGTTGTCCTCGAAGCCCTGACAGATCTGACAGACCCTCGCGTCAGATGCCGTCAAAATGTCGTATTGGCTGATGCCTTCCGACCGATATAGGTTGACCGCTCCCTGATTCGCGGCACGGGAGATCGCCTGGTCGAGGAGCGTCCTGACCGCCCGGATGTCCGCCGAGTCCGTCAGGTCGCTCAGAGCCTTCAGCAGCTCCTCGTGGGACGCGCCCGCCTCCCACTGGTCGGCCAGGGCTCGGGCGATGTCCGCGCCGTTGCCCTGCACGATCTGCTGGATCCACGCGTCGGCTGGCCAGTCGATGTGCCGGAGCGCGGCGAAGGCGTCAGTGAAGGCGATCTCGAAGTCGAAGCCGATCGTCGCGGTGGTCGCAGCCTGTTCGGCTGCGACGGCGAGCGCGGACGCCTGTCCTTCGGCCGCGCCGGAGCGAAGCCCGTCTGCGATGAGGGCGCGGAGCTTGAAGTACTCGACGGAGTCGGAGATGCCGCCGAGCCACTGCTGGACGGATCCGAGGATCGCGGCCTTGACGTCGTTGCCGCCGCCTTCGGGGAGGCTGGCAATGATCCGGGCGATGAGCTGGCCGCAGTCGAGTGTCCCGGTGAGCTGCCGCCACAGTTCGGTGACGGCTTGGACGAACCGGCTGATCAGTCCTTCGCGGCGCTCGAAGACCTTCGCCCACATGCCGTGCAGGCTGCCGATCTTCAACGTGACTTCGAAGACGTCGGCGTCGTCCTGGTGCTCGATGGCGTAGGCGATGGCCCGCCCGCAGCCGTCTTTGACGCGTTCGGTCATCGGCCCGCCGGACGCCGCCCAGCCGTAGCTGTAGGCCTCGACGGCGAGCGGGACGATCGGGTCTTGGGTGAAGGGGAAGTCTGTGCGCTCGGTCCCGTGGACGACCGAGATCGCGTCGAACGTGACGGGGATCGTGTCGAACCGGGCGATGGGGCTGGGCTCGTCCGGCTGGACGTAGAGCAGGGAGAGGTGCGGGGTGTAGCCGTGCGAGCGGGAGGCTTCTACTCCCGTGACCGCGAGCTGAGCGACCGCTTCCTGTCGCAGGTCTTCAAGGTCGGGTGAGTCGACCAGGAGCACGATGACGTCGCCGTCGGGGTCGCCCGTGAAGCGTGCGTGCCCGGAGATGCTGCCGACGATCGGACCGCGCTTCGTCAGGATCGTCGCGGCGAGCTTGAGGGCCTCCACGTCGACGTCTGCGGATTTTCCGGTGTAGGCGAGCGTGACGTGCAATTCGCTCGCCGGGAGCCCGCCAGGGACGACGAGGCGTTCGGCCAGGTCGGGTGATGGGTGCAGGGCGAGCATGCAGTAGGCGGAGTAGTCCGGCGTGCTTTCCTCCACTCGGACCTCCTCACGCCTCGGGCGGTTCGATGGGTTTGCCGTCCCGTAGCCAGGTGACCGAGGTCGGCGGGGACGGGTCCCGCCCGATGAAGTCCAGGACGGCTTCGTCGGCCCCTGCCGGGGCGTCGGGCAGGTCAAGCCGTACGGTCAGCTCCAGGTTGTCGGGGCCGAGCGGGTTGATCCACGCCCCGGCCAGCCGCGCATCTGGACCGACTCGGAGCACCTGGCGTAGCTGCTGCTCGGACAGCCGGACACTGACGACGCTCACGGGGCCCCCGATGCGATGTGCTTCCTCAGGAAGCAGGTGACGTCCTGGGCGCGAAGCGGATGGTTCGGCAGTGTGTCCGGTTCGAGGGCGGGTTCCGTGTCCGGCAGATCCGGCTGGGGCTCGCTCACGCCGCCTCGCCGAGGCCGAACGTGGCGAGAGCCTCGTTGAGCCGGGCGCGGAGCACCGTGGCCGCCTCCGCCGGGGGCTTCTCGGCCGTGTCGGGTGCGGGTTCCTCCGCAGGCTTGTTGTCCTGGCCTGCGAAGGGTGCGAGCGCTGGCGGTACCGGCTTCTGCTCGGGCTTCTCGACCGTGACCGGTTCGCCATGCGCGGGTTCGCCTGGCTCCAAAGCGGTGCCCTTGAGCTTGCTGGCAATCCCTGCCTTGGACATGGCGTCCATGTCGGCCCAGCGCACGATGTTCTGCCGATCAACGAGAACCGCTTCGTCCCCGCCTTCGACGGCGGGTTCGCCGATGTCGGCCCGGTAGGTGTTGAGGGTCCACGACCCGTTGCGGAGCCGCATGTCACGGATGTCCTCGACCGTTTTACTGTCACGCAAGTCCACGTCGCCGAGCCGCAGCGACCAGCCGGTGATACCGAAGCCCTGCTGGACGATATGGAAGTTCAGCTTCTCCAACAGCAACTCGGCGAGCGGGTCGCAGGTCGTGACTCTAAAAGTCTTGTCCTGGCTTTCGCCGGTTCCGCCGCCGAGGTTCCCGGACTCGATGATGCCGACCTTGGACGGCGGCACCCCGTAGCAGGCGATGATCTCGTCGCGAGCCTGGTCCTTGTAGGACTCAATATCCGCGATCTTCCCGGACTGGAGTTCCTGGACCTTCGCGCCGCCCTTGGTCGGGATAGGGGTGCCGATGTTACGCGGGCCGAGGTTCCGGGCCGCGAACTGGGCCAACCATTTGTTCTGCTCCGGTGCAGACGTGTTCGCGGGGAAGTCCACCCACAGGTTCATGGGCACGCCCTTGCGGAACGTCTCCTTACCCGTGCTCGCAGCGAACAACCACGACGTGATCGGCAGAAGCGCGGCCTGTGTCGGCCCAAGACCGAGCACCCCGGACATCGGGCCGTCCAACGAGAAATGGATGACGTCACGCGGCTCGAACACCGCACGCTGGTTCAGGTCCGTGATCTGCACCCAGCCAGTGATCTGCCCGTGCTCGTCAGCGATCGGCGCCATCTGCGGCGACGGCAGGTTGTAGAGCGCGACCGGCTGATTGCCCAGCCACACGACCTCCACATAGGCGTCCGCGAACACCTGCAAGTCCGTGACGATGTTCTTCATCAGCTGCCGGATGTTCAGCTCCGGATTGCAGTACGCCAGCATCGCCTCCAAGGCCTTGACCTCGGCGGGCTTATCCGGCGCCTCGGCGTCACCGTCGTTCTCCGAGTTGTCCCAACCCGTCACGAGACCACCAGCGGTGACCGTGCGGGCGATCGCATTGACCGACGACCACGCCCACGGGCACGCCACATACGCGTCGAACAGCTGCGTCATCAAGGTGCGGCGGTCGGTCTGGGTGGCCGCGCCCACCGCGCTGCTGTACTCGTTCAGGCCGCCGGCCGGGACCCCGTATTCGAAGCCGCGGCGTTCCGGGGCGGCTGCTGGTGTGCTCTCCTCGATGGCCTGCTGGCTGCCGCTGTTCCACCAGTCTCGGACTCGGGAGGCGAGCGACATGGCACCTCCAGGTCAGAACGGTGACTGTTGTGTGGTGCCGCGCGGGGTTTCGTCGTCGTCCGTGGTGAAGATCGCGGTCACTTCGTCGGGGCGGAACGCGAACGCCGACAGAGGTTGCAGCGGGGTGATTCCGTCGAGGGCGGCGGCCTGCTCGGGC